CAGTGGTATTTAAACCAGTTATACCAGTTCTTCTAGTTAAGGTGCTAAAAGTATCACTGTACATATTTGTCCAAGAAAATCCATCATCAGTAGATTTGTATATGTTAATGTATTTATAATTATGACCTTCTCTAACAGCGGCCCACAAAACTCCATCTGTTTGTCTTATAAGAGATTTGTTAACACCATTATGTAATATTAACCCTCTAGCATTATAAGATTGATGAACTATTCCACTATTAGTATAAATAGAACTAGACATATATTTGCTCCACATCTACTAAGAAGGTTCCAGTACCCAAAGTTTCAATATTATTTGTATCAATTTTAACCCATATTGGATCAGTAATAGAATTGGGTTTTATTCCATTAATTGATAATGTATCACTATAAGTTATGTTGTCGCTTGATAAGGTTAAAGCATCTAGTATTTCTGTTTCATTAGAATAAATAGAAATATTAAAATTACAATTGTTTGTAGCTAAATTTCCAATTCTAAATAATAATTTTTTCTCTTGTAAATATAATAATCCACCAAATTCAAATGATTCTAATGTTTCGCAATCGGACGCACCTAATGATGTATCTTCTGTAGATATAAATTTAAACTCTACATCTCTTATTGAAACTTTATTAATATTTTCATCAATAGTTAAATTAGCAACTTGTGCATCAATAGATATTGAAGCAGTTAATGATACAGTACTTGACTGTTCATCAATTGTTATTCCACCAATATTTACTTCTACTTGTATATCACCATCTGCTTCTAAAGAAATGTTTCTAGCTACAACAGATATATCAGCAAGCTCTGCGTTAATTATTATTTCTCTCGTAGCATCTTTTGCGTCTACAGTTATACCAGAGGCTGTCACAGCGACTGAGACGGCTCCAGAGCCTCTTCCAGTGTTGTAATGATTACTTATATCAGTTTGACTTAAAGCGCTCTCATACAGAGCTATTTCATCTAAATAAATAGTATAATTAAAATCATTTCGTGGGACATTAGAATCATCAACATAATTTCCAATTGATTGACGATTAGTAGAAATTGTATAAGATAAAAATTCTGCAATAGATATAATGACATTTGTTTTTTCATTATTAACATAACTAGAATATTTAACGTAATCTGTAAAAGTTTCTTTAATTAATACAACATGATTCCAAACATTGGTGTTTAATTTAGAATTTGTTTTAGTTATTGTAGTTGTTCCAGCATTTTGTAATTTAATTAAAGATAAATAACCATCTGTTAATCCAATTGCAATTGTATTTCTAAATGTTTCAGAACTAACAGTGCTATTTGTAGCATCAATAGCTAAAATGATTCCATCATTTGAACTTGTTTTAACCCAGAACTCATATGATAAATTATTTTTAACTTCAAATATAGGACTAGAATATTTTATAATATCAACAGCAGATGTAGACAAACTTGTTCCTACTATAAATTCTAAAGATTCACTTGTAGGATCCCCGGCAATACCGCTTCCATAATCTGCATGAACTGCATTTGGCGAAGTTCCATCTATAGGCTTAGATCCATAATCTTTAATATTGCTAGATGGACTATCTTCAATCATTCTATAATAATGAACAGGATTATTTAAAGTTACAAGAGCTGGATAAAGTTCTAGTATATCACTAGCGGCTATACCAATATTCGGGGTTGTTCCAGCAAATACAGTAACAAAAGGAATTATAGCATCCTGTGCATCTACAGCTACATTGGACACAGAAGCTGAAACTGTAATTCCTACAAATAAAGTAGGAGCTGGTCCTGTTAAAGAAATATTTGAAACTGTTGCTATTACAGCTACATTGGGAAGTGTTGCAACCTGACCTGCTACAGCTATGTTAGTGGTAGTCCCAGCGGCTATGGTAACATTAGCGTTAGTGTCTACAGTTGCTGGTTGACCAACTACAGCAACGTTAGTGGTGGTTCCAGCGGCTACGCTAACACTAACAGTAGCAGATACAGAAGCATCTTTTGCATCTATAGCTACGTTTGGTGTAGTTCCAGCGGCTATGGTAACATTAGTTACGCCTATTCCTTCATTGTAATGGCTTGTAATTTCTGATTGAGAAAGAACTTTACGATATATGGCCATTTCATCAATTGTGCCTCTAGCTGTTTCACTACCTGGTGATCCAATATAAGTAGCATTTGCGTTTGTTCCAGTTGTCAATGTTCCAGACGCAGCCGCACTTGTTCCATCTAAAACACCATTAACATAAACTCTAATTTTTTTATCACTACCTCCGGTATAGGTTCCAACAAAATGATAAAGAGTATCATCAGCTAAAGTTGTGCTACCATCATGTGAATAATTTGTACTTGAAGTAGTATTAATTAACATTTGAAGTTTTTTATTATTTATTCTTAACCACCACAAAGTACCATCGTGACGAATTAAGTTTTCTACTCCACTAGCACGCATTCCACCAGAGAGGCTTGAATCTGATTTATACCAGCATTCAATACTTAAATCTCCGTTGTCATCTAAAGCAGTGCCAAAACAAGCTTGTGCTTGGGCAACAGTTCCTACATAAACACCACCATCAGAATCGTCAAAATATAATGCTTGATTACCAGTATTTCCAGCAAGAAGGCTTGAAACAAAAATTGGCATACTACTTCCACCAAATTGCGTTCCGGTAGTAGTTGCTACACCTTCTTGATCGACATAGTCGCCATCTAAATCATAATGAATATAGACGCCATCTGCATCTACAGTTGATCTATAAGTCATTTAATCTCCAAAAATAAAAGAACCGGACTCCCATGGCTAGAAAGTCCGGTTCAGTCTCATACTAGTATTGAGAAACGATTCGGGGCGTTGCCATTAATTACAGTATTAATTACATTGCGAACAATCACAGTAATCCAAGTAAAGGCAGCTAAAGTGCTGTCAGCCCCCACGGTCAACACAACAATTGATTCCGTAACTACGGTCCTAAGTTGTGCTACCTCTACCTGGATTATTGCGTCCATGATCAATCAGCTGTAGTGGTAAAGATTCCAGCTGCATCCCATACAACACTGAAAGTGCCAGCAGAAGATGACTGATCGGAACCAAAGTCTACATAACCGATTAAAGGCTTTGTTGCGGCTGTAGCAGGACTGTCATTATAGATCACTGCGTATCGAGCAGTAATCGTTGAAGTTGTCCAGCTAACATCATCGGCATCAAATTTGGTAACGTTAGTTCCCGCAGTGTAGGCATTGGTTTTATTGGCAAGAGTTGCTCCGCCAGATGTGTATCCAGTACCCGTTACTTGAAATGAGCTAACATCGTCATAATAATCGTGTGTATCTTGGTTTGGTGTATAAGATGATGTGAGTAACGCTACTTTAATAGTATCGGTATCCCAATCAACTTCTTTGTTGAAAGCTTTCGCAATCAAACTTCCATATGTTTTAGTTGTTGCCATTTTGGTTTTTCTCCTTAGACTGTGTCTTCGATTAGTACTCCGTATGCATCGACGAGTTCTGCACAGTGGATACTGTACCAGCCCATAAGGTCGATTGCACGAGAAACTACGTTGTCATCGACATCAATACCAATATCTTTAATCCATGCGCAACCAAGTGCTTCACGGCTAAACAAAGCGTTTTGACGACGCGATGATGCTGAGGCAACAGTTGAGGAAATAAAGCAAGGAATACCGTAAGGTGATCCAACATATCCAGCCTGGTTAGTAAAGCCCTGACCAAAACCTTCTACTGTTCTTTGACCGATTGAAGCATATGCTGCAGCATCAGACAATTCAGCGCGGAGTTTAGCCCAGCTATTTGGGTGGAACACGGCAAAGTATGGTCCTGGAGCATTAGCTGCTTCAAGAGTTGCAATACCAGTGCGAAGGTCCGAAAGGTCCATTGCATCAGATGTATCGTTAACAATTGTGCTAAAGCCACCGAACAAAGCAGTTAACAACGTATCTTCGTCTTGAGCCAAAGCGCGTCCCAACTGATCACCATAAGGAGCAAGGTCCTGGAATGGGTCAGCATGAAGTGCACGCTTCGAGATCTGAATGTAGCTACCACGTTCTACTGGCGTTAATGTTACACCATCTGTTGAAACAGTTGAACTGCTTGGTGCAACACCTTCAGTTAGCGAACCAACTGAAATGCTCTGGAAACGAGGAACTACAATTGATGCAGCGCCCGGTGGTACTGAGTAGCCGCGTACGAGTGGACGCATAACTCTATTTGCGTATGCTGCGGACTGTGCGTCTGCAGATACTATTTGACCAACTAGGTCATTAAGTGTAGTAGTATTTGAAAGTGCCATTTGGCTTTATCCTTTAATCATTTGGTAGGTTTGAGGTTGTTCTAAGCAAGTCTCTGTATAAATCTCTTAAGTTACTTCTTGCAAGTGGATCTTTTGCAATTTCAGATAAACTTCTATTACCTAAAACACCGCTAAGACCCTTGCCCGAAGCTTTTTCTCGAGAAGGTGGAATTGCTTTTGGCATCTCTCTTTGGTCAACAACAGGAGTATGCTCCTCCGCAAATTGTGGATACTTTACCAGAAAGTTTTCAACAGCGTCTTGTGGAGTTTGTCCGTCTTGAATTTGAACCCAACTAGGATCAGCAGTGATGCCTTTCTTAGCAAATTCATTTTCTATACGAACAGAATTTATTTGCGCTTCAAGCGCTTCGTATTGTTTTAATTCGGATTTAAGTTCCTTAGCTTCAGTGCGATACTTTGCAGCTTCGCTTCTTAACTTCTGAACGTAATCTTTATCAAAAGATTCAGGGGCTTCATTTTCTTCCATTTATCCTCCAGGGATCTTGTAGGCATCTAGCCTATTCTTATAGTAGTAGTATATCACAAAAATATTACTTAAGCCTTATGTTAATATTATCTATTTCTAAGCTTAACGTTAATATCTAAAGCTTTAGGAATGGATTTTCCAAGACTATTTAATACTAAAGTTTTACTTCCAGGCGATATTGGTGAATACAAATCGGCATATCTCGTTCCAGCTAAAGCACTCTTTGGGTTTGCACCGTATTGAGTAAGGTTACCTAAGAAATTTGCATAGGATTCTGTTGGAGCAAATCCTTGACTAATTCCAGTAATATCTTTAATTGGCTTAACTATCTTAGGAGCGTTAAGTGGTTTATTGAATATGTCAACACCAGTCATAGCTATGAATTCTTTTTGATAGTCTGCTCCAGGATCACCTTTGGGTAAAGCTACTGTTGTTAAATTACTAAGATTATTTGCAGACTGCAATCCAGTAACTGGTTTAGCTTTAGTATCCGTTGTGGGCAAGGCATTATTTAAACTTACTTTTTTTCCACCAGTTTGAGCTATTGCTGTTCCAAAAGCTTGAGTTAATGGCGCAGTACTAATTCCCTTACTAGCCAGTGCTTTAGTATCTAATTCCTGCCTGTAAGCTACTTCAGCTTTTTGCTGTTCTGGAGTAATTTGAATCAAACCATAAGTTTTGTTTCCAGCTCCTCTAGTCCCAACAGGTATGGTGGTTTGATAATTGCTTGTGAAAAGGAAATCACCTTCTCTATTGTAAAGATTTTGCTGACCACTACCCATACCAGCAAGAGCAGCAGCTTTTTCTCTAATGGTAGAGGCTCCTGCTAATCTTTGCGCATCTGTTGGCGAATATGCAAACGCAGGTTGATCTAAGTTAGCTTCTTGTCTAGTGCCAAGTCTTTTATTTTCGGCTGCAATTAATTTTTCAATGGGTGCACCAGTTTGAGCCTGTGCAAAACGAATATTTGCAGCTGAGCCTGATCCCAACATGCCAAACATTTCTTCAAGTGCTATATCTTGCTGGAATGCTTTGTATGATTCTGGAGTAACACTACCTGCGCCACGTGGAGCGGGACCAACAGCAGCAAAACTATTCATTTTTCCAGTTAATTGTCCACTAAAATTCTGTATAGCAGAAAGTGACGTTGCTTGAGATGCATATTGATCTGCAGTTATTCCAGGACCAAACTGAGCAAAGTTTCCTCTAGCTAATTCAGCTTCTGTTGGTTGTAGGTAAGCAGTTTTCTTTTGTAGAAAAGTTGTAGCAGCATTATTCAATGCGTCACCAGATAGGGTACCTGTTGGGTTTACTGCTTTATTGTATTTATTAGCAAGGTTTGATGCCTGACTTCCTGTGGCAACATTAGTTGGTGTAGCAACTGGTTTAGTTGTTGCTCCTGGTTGTATGACTGGAAGTAAAGTTCTACTATTTGTAGAAATACCTGATTTAATACTCTGCATGTTCTGGGCATTGCCAGGACTTCTTCTTTGTAATGCGGCCATTAGTGTGTTTCCTCTGGTGGTATTGAAGGGATTATTTTATTTCTCTTTAAAGATGCCATTATAGTACCTGTGTTTGTTCTGTAGAGTTTCTATTTTGATTAATATTTAAAAGATATTCTGCTTCTGCTTCTATCTCTGTCATGTGTGGGTCTCTGCGCATAATTTCATCAATAGGAGATTTAATAGAAAGTCTAATATCTCTCTCAAGATTTTCATCTTCTGGTGAATAAGGCAAGATTGATTCTTCCGGCCAATGAATTTTTAAATCCTCTACTGGAGCATAGCCGTTAATAGCTAGAATCATATTTGCTAATTGTAGTTCATAAATTGCATATCTATTTGACTTTTCCTGGAATACTTTAAGAAGTGGGAACCAACGAACCATTAGTTCTTTTCCTGAATTGCCACTTCCGCCCTCAACGCTGATACGAGGAACACTCGAGGTAGTGTAAAGACGATCTTCTAGGTATTTAATGAACTCTAATGAATCATTAATCTTAGGATCAAGGTTTAATACGTTTGCAGTTGCGCCTTCTGGTATGTTAATTGCCCTACCTGGATGAACTACAACTGTTTCTCCTGATTTAAATCCACTGAATACAATAGGTGTACCTGATTGCATCTTGATTGTATAACCTATATGAGTTAACAATTGATTAATATGAGAATTTAATTTGCGAACAATTGTAGCTATTGGGAAGCCAATGTAAGCGTTATGGACCTCTTCGCCGTGAAAGTTAACAAAAGGTAAAAAGCCTAATGGATTAGCAAAACTTGTGGTATTGTTCTGACCTTCATAGATTGTTACTGAATCATTTGTCCATATTTGTTGAACAATTACCTTTTCAATCTGTGGTTGCTTTCTGCCATCTGATGTAACAGGTGCTCCATCTACAAGTCTATCAGTTACCTGTGTCAATGCTATAGCATCTGCTGTATTAGGGTCTCCATCATTGCCCACAGCGGAGAACTGAGAGGCATCATACAGGACAAGTCTTACCTTAGATGGTAAGGTCTCATCAAAAGAAGGATGAACCAATACGCTTCCTGTTAGTTCTGCATATAGATCCACTTTACCTAATAAAGAATCAATATAGTTTTCTTTATACACTTTTTCTATAAAAGAAATAGATTGAGCTGGACCTGTAAACTCACGCACTAATGGACGAGCATACATCAAAGAACATCTTTTGGACATTATGGGCTTAGTTATGTTCATGGTAATAGGATTAACATCATCATTCATTAAAACGACATCGTTCTCCTGCTTACCGAAATAATAATTCTTATTAAGATCAGCTGCTTCTTTTCTTTCTTTCTCCTCGAGATTATAAGTCTCAGAAAAAGCTTGCATAGTTGTTGACAGGGGCAGTGAATCCCACGCTGAAAAGTTAGTTGGCATTTATTGTTTCTCCATTGCAGTTGCGACATAAGTAAGGCGGTAGGTGCTTAGCAGTCTTAGAAGGGAATGAACTTCTGCAAGTTTGACATCTCTTCATAACTACCCTTGACTTAGACTGTAAGTCTACACCATAATTGTATTGTTCGGGAACTTCAGCATACCATTTATTTTGTTGAAAACAATTAACAAAGAAGTATCTAATTGCATCGCACATGTGATCATGGAGGCCATCTTTCAATGCTTCTTCTTTAATAGTCTGGTATCTTTGTGATTCTTTACTGTAAGTATATCCTAACAAAGAACGTGTTGTTTCTCTGCAGTTAATAGTAACATAGAACTTACGGGATCCATCAGCACTTAATATAAAAGAACGAACTAAGGCTATTCCTGGAGCTATTTCTGTTCCCTTATTGTGCACCTTCCACTTATATGGTCCCATGCGCAAACTGTCTACTGGTGATATACCAGATGATAGTTCTGCTGCATTGCCGGCAGGATCCGTAAAGATTGCCTTGACAGATTCAGGTCTTAACTTATGCTGTGCTAGTTTCTCTACTATTAATTGCTCTATGATATCTATGCTTGTTCTTGTTATGTACAGTTCATCAAATTGAATTACTTGCTGGTCTATATTGTTTACTGCCATAAAACAAACAGCAGTAGGGTTAGCATAGCCAAAGTCCATTCCAAGGTAGATATCCCAGTCATGCCAAGAGGGTGATCCTGGATCAATAATGTTTGCATCATCAAATCCATCATACACTAATCCTTCTTTAGTAATAAACTCTGCTAGGTACTCTTGCCTGAAGTCCATCTCTGATACAGTCTGTGCTGCTTGCTTTAATTCATCTTCGGATATTAAAGGATTCTTCCAGGTTGGCCAGTGGTCATACAACCACATAGGGTCAGCATTAGCTACAGCAGCCTGCGTATAGAACCAATTACGACCATTAGGGGTAGAGATTAGGAGTACCTTACCACCTCTATCTGATAGGGCTGGTCTTAACGCTCTAGTCCATATCTCTGGCTCTATAAAGGCTGCCTCATCTATGACTAGATAGGTTAAGCCTCGACCTCTTAATGATCTTTCGTTATCTGCACCCTTAAAGGATATTGCTGAACCATTCTTGAATTTAACTCTTAATAGTGTTTCGTGCACTGATTCTATGCCAGGTTCTAAGTCTTCCCTGAACTCCTTGAACTCTTCCCATCCTATTTCTCTAGCCATACTTATCGTTGGGGCCACCCACCATGCATTTGCTTTGGGTACTTCCAGGCAGTGTTTGATTAACTCCATTAGAGCCATCTTGCTTTTACCTACACGGCGACCGCCTACTATAAGCTTATAACGATGTTCGTCTAAATGAATTACTTCTTGATAATCATAAGGATGATAATTGAGTTCAACTGTTTTCATCTAGTGGTTCTATAATCCATGGATAGATACTGTTAGGCTTACCTACACTGTCAGGGGCACTAGTCTCTATCACGAACTTCCAATCAACATAGATCTTGTACATATCTAACATGAATCTATGTGAGACATCCTTGGGTAGATCATTGGCCCACTTAACGATCTCTTCCATGCCTTCTGTATAACTAATGGGGGTAGTAAACATTATTCTTCCTTGTCTATTGGGGATTCTTTCCACTTGAACAGTATAGCATAATCTTCGCCTCTTCCCTCGGCTATATCCTCTAATCTTTCAATACGACCCAATAATAACTTGATGTGTTGCCACGAGCCATTCTCTAAAGCTTGCTTAAAAGCAATGTTATACAAAGCTGGTTCCATATCCTTTAATAGCTCTCTACATACCTTTCTGACTTCATTCTGAAATTCTGGAAGCTTTCTCCATACCCTCAGTGTCTCTGCGGTAGTACCAACAAGCTCGGCAACTTCCTTATAGGTCTTGCCTCCCTTAGCTAATAAGTCTATTGCTTTTAATTGTGATTCGTTAAATATTGATTTCATTTAGATACCGTTATCTGTCTGTAATGACCATCGACCTTTACTCCATCTTGTCTTTCATAAGAATCAACCCATGTTTTAATTTCTTTTTCTGCCCATGGTTGAATTGAAGACTGGAATTTTTCAATGTTCTTTTTTCTTTCGTCGCCATCTACAAATACAAAAGTTGTGGCTACAGGTATAGTAAGTCTACCAGACGCATAACCTGCAACTTGTGGTGTGATTAAACCTTGTTGAGTTCCATACACATCTCTTGCAGCGCCTCCTGCTTCTTTTATTGCTTTAGACAATCTTGAAGCTGTTTTAACTTGTCCGCTTACTCTTAAGTATTCTACCTCTGTTTGCAATGTTCTAAAGAAAGCTCTTGCTTTTGGAGCTCCAAGCACAGCTCTAGGTGCAGCTAAAAACAAGCTATTGACAGCTGTTCCTGTTGCCTCTCCAAGAAAACCTCTTGCATAAGCTACTGCAAAAGCTTCTGCTTTTGTTCTAGGCACTATTGTTAACCTTAAAGCATTTAATGAAGCATCTCTTGCCTTGCTATAGGCTTTTGATCTAACTTTACCTGGTATGAATTGTCCGCCGACTTCAATTCCTAATACATCAATTCCTTCTTTGCCGGCTTTAGCATTTCCAGGAGAAGACAATGTTTTTAAAGTATCTGCTAATCTTTTATTGTTTGCATTAGCATAAGCTCTGATAATACCTGTTCTTGTTTTATTTTCAATAAAATCTATGCCACCATTAAGTATGTTTGCTAATCTTTTAGCATTAGATTTAGCAAATACAGCATCGTCTATTCCTTTTTTAAATCCAGCACTGAGAGCATTTCTTACAGCATTAAGGATCTCATCTTTTGTTCCTCGTTCTAATATCTCTTTAGATACGAGTTGAAATCCTTTTGTTGCGGCGGACATGCCAAACTTTTTTACTGCTTCTTCAGCTGCTTCTTTAACTGCTGTTCTAAGTATGAATTGGCCTATGATTGTTGCAAGTCTACCTAGAAACATACAGGACTCCTAAAAATAGTCAGGACAAGCAATCTCTTCTTGTTTAATATTTGATTGTATATCATCAATTACTATCTGCATTTCTTTATTCATAGGATTTGATTCTAATCTACCTGTTATAGTAACTTCATCATCTATTTTAAGTGCACTAAGCATTGTACTTAACTTTGCTGGTCTTGCACTTCTGAATAACACAGCTTGTATTGGCTTGTCTTTGCCTTCTTGTATTGCTGTAAATATTATTTTATCTTTTACAATTGGTAATTTTACTATTTTGCCGGACATTTGCATTTCATGCTCCTTGGATTGATTGGTTAGGGGGAATGTCAATCAATGATATTCAATCAAGATTGATCATGATTCATTCACACTTACTGTCAATGAATCAATCCATATCATATTAGCACAAATTGCACGTGGGTGCAAGTCGTGATATACTATATCCATGACCCACGGTAATACTAAAAACTCACCAGAGATATTTGAATCAAAACTAGACAAGTCTAGCGGATGCTGGATATGGCCTTTAAATAAAGATCGAGATGGATACGGTAGAACACACTATCTTGGAAAAGAGATGTTCACTCATAGGTTAGCATATCAACTATGGGTAGGTCCACTTGAACGAGGAAAAGTTATTATGCATATGTGCGATAACCCTCCATGCTGTAATCCTTCCCATTTAAAACAAGGCACTAGAAAAGATAATAATGCTGATTGTGCGGCAAAGGGTCGTAAACCAAAAGGCTCTAAAAATGGAAATGCTAAGCTAACAGAGTATCAAGTATTAAAAATACGAGAATGGTACCCTAGCATGTCTCAAGATTAATTGTCAAAGATCTTTAATATATCACGAGTTCAAATTCGTAAAATAATTAACTTTCAGAACTGGACTTAGTTCTACCAAACGCTGGATCATTTGAATTTACCCAACGCATTACTGGTCCCAGTATAGCAGACAATGCAGCAATGCCTATTGCTTTATAATCATGATTACCTGCCATGTACACAGCTGCTCCAGAAGATATAGCTGTTCTAATGTAAGATAATACAATCTCTTTGTGTTGTTTTTTTAATTGCATTTTAACTATCATATCATGACCATCCATTGAACGGGTATTTAAATCTAGGTACTCTTTGCGACAAATCGTAACCAGTCATTTTAACGCTATTAGTTTCAAAATTAGACAATAGCATTTCTCCTGTAGAAAAATATCTAGATGATAATGTTGCTAAGAAGAGTATACTTTCATTTCTGTCACCTAAATCATCTCCACCTATTGTAGTGTCGCCTATGGATACGCTGCCTACTTTAGCAGAAGAATTCTCTCTCATGTTTTGAATGATTCTATCATCAGATAAACTTTGATATAAATTACCTAAAGCTATATTTATTTCAGCTTCTTTAATTAATCTTAATGAAGCATTGTATTTGCGGCGAGCGGTATCGGTATCATAGTCATTGAATCTATCTAAGGTCATTTCAGATGTGCGGAAATCTATAACAGCTCTTGCTCTTCTTAATGCTGCAGAAACTCGAGAAGAAGATATGTCTTCAGAGTTTAAATTTGCATAATTATACACATCTTGACTTGTTGCATAGTTAGCTCCATCGGTATAACTTGTAACTGCAAGAAAAGGAGCAGATGCTACGTATGTACCACCAAACGCTGGTTCGGAGAATGGACCAGAAGTATTGCTAGATACATTAACAAATTTAATTTTATACCATTTACTGTCATCTAACTCTGTTGCATAAAAATCGGTTATGCCGTATTCATATGCTGTAGTAGTCTTTATGCCATAGCTTCCATTTTCTGAATCAGATTCATATAGATCTAATCTAGTTGCATTTGTATCGTCTGGTA